AGTCAGGCAAAGAAGAAGAATACAAGGCTATGAGTTATCGTAAACTATTAAAGAAGTTATCAAGCAAGTATTCAAATCAATTAGTTAAGATTAAATATATTAATAAGCATAAGCATGAATTGATTAAGTTAGTAAAGATCAAAGAGATTGAATAGATTTAATTGGTTGGATTGTTGCTATTCTAATATTCAAACAGCGTCTTCATTCCTCGTGTATATAATCGGTCAGTAGTATTGACCTATGACATGTTGGTTATGTGATAATTAATGATATCGGTAATCATAAGTTATCGTTAGTAATAATTATAGGGAAACCTTCTTTTTTGAAAGCCAATACCCCCATATACCCCTAGCGACACGCACCATTTTATTTATATATATACATGGGACTCGAGGACACCTTTACAGACACAGCCTTAGCCACCCCTCCAGATTAACCCACACCTTATTTGCCAAGCCTTTCTAGTTTAATTATTTTTTAATTACTATATGTTGTGTGCTATGTGGGAGTATATACAAGACGATCTAATTTCTATTGTCGCTATAGATGAAAAGACTAATACTCTTATCATTAAAATATATGGATTACAGAATAAAATGGCTGCAGAGACTTTTGCACATTACACAATGAGCCTATTACAGTTTGATTATCATAATGCTGAGTATAGTATGCCATCTAAAATGATACACTAGATATGGATATTAAGATACCTTATACCCCCAGAAAACACCAAGCACATTTACATAAACAAATATCTAAACATAGATGGTCGGTGCTAGTTTGCCATCGAAGGTTCGGCAAAACAGTATGTATGATTAATCACCTTATACGATCTGCCTTATTATCGAAACAAAAGAACCCAAGATATGCCTACATCTCGCCAACATTTAAACAAAGTAAATCAATCGCTTGGGATTACATGAAACAGTTTACCGCCAAGATACCTTACACCAAGTTTAATGAAACTGAATTAAGGGTAGATTTACCCAATGGTGCAAGAATAACTTTACTTGGGTCGGAAAACTCCGATGGGTTAAGGGGTATCTACCTAGATGGATGTGTGATTGATGAGTATGCTAATGTCAATGAAAAATTATTTCCTGAAATAATAAGACCCGCATTGTCAGATAGAAAGGGGTACTGCGTATTTATTGGTACACCACAAGGAATGAATAATAATTTTTACGAACTCTACCAACACGCACAAGGAGCAGAGGATTGGTTTGATTATAAAGCTAAAGCTAGTGATACTAAAATTGTAGATAACGATGAGTTGGTCAAGGCAAAGGAAGTAATGGGAGAGAAAAAGTATCTACAAGAGTTTGAGTGCGATTGGATAGCAAATATTGAAGGTGCAATTTATAATGATACTTTGGTTCAGATAGAAGATAAGAAACAATTAACGAGAGTACCTTACGATCCAGCATTGCCTGTAAATACGGCTTGGGATTTAGGAGTCTCAGATCATAGTGCTATTATTTTTTTTCAGCAACTAGGAAGATCAATTAACATTATTGACTACCATGAAGAACGGGGACAAGGATTACCTCACTATATTCAGATATTAAAGGAGAAGGATTATATATATAAGGATCATTTCGCACCGCATGATATAGAAGTTACTGATTTTAGCAATGGTAAAACCAGAAGAGATGTAGCTTATCAGCTAGGAATAAGATTTAAAGTTGTTCCTAAAATACCTTTAGAAGATGGTATACACGCAACGACAATGACTTTACCTCGATGCTGGATTGATACAGACCATTGCAAAAAGTTAATAGATGCGTTAAGACATTATCATCGGAAGTATATTGATAAAAATCGTATGTTCCGAACTAAACCTGTTCACGACTGGTCGTCTCATGGTTGCGATGCAATGAGATACTTGAGTGTAGGTTTACAAGAAATAAATACTAGACAAGCTGCACCACAAAGTGTAGCAGATAACGAATACAGGATTATATAATTATGGGATCATTATTTTCACCAAAAATGCCGCCACTACCGCCAGTTCAACCTTTGCCGACACCCCCATCTACTGAAGTGTCGCCTGAAGAAAAAAGAAGAATTGCAGCGGAACAGGCAGCGATTGAAAGAAAAAGAAAAGGTAGAAAATCAACAATCTTAACTGGACCGCTTGGAGTTGAACAAGAAGCGGAAACAGATAGAAAAACTTTATTAGGAGAATAGTATGGGAGGAAGTCCAGCAAGAGCAGTTAAAAGAATTATTAGTCCACCGAAACCCCCTGCAGCTCCAGCACCCGCACCAACAACAGCAGAAGTTTCTCAATCAACTGCAACTAACATGGATGGATATGATTCAAGAAAAACAAAAGCACAAGGTAGATCAATGACAATTATGACAGGACCTAAAGGTGTAGAAGATGAAACATTAACATTGGGTAGAAAAAGTTTATTAGGACAATAATGGCAGCGACTGATTTAACAAAAAAATTATTATCTCGTTTTGATAAACTAGCAGGTCAAAGACAAAATTGGGAAGAGCATTGGCAAGAAGTAGCAGATTATATGCTACCTAGAAAATCAGATGTAACTAAAAAAAGAAGTCGTGGCGATAAAAGAATGGAGCTTATATTTGATAGCTCACCCTTACAAGCCTTAGAATTATTAGCAGCATCATTACATGGTATGCTTACTAATCCATCTACACCATGGTTTACATTAAGATTTAAAAACGATGAGATTGATAGCGAAGAAGAAGCTAAACTTTGGTTACAAGCTGCAACAGAATCTATGTACACAGCTTTTAATCGTTCTAACTTTCAACAAGAAATATTTGAATTGTATCATGATCTTATTACTTTTGGTACAGCGGCAATGTTTATTGAAGAAGATGAAGATGATATTATAAAATTTTCTACAAGACACATTGATGAAATTTATATTGCTGAAAATGATAAAGGTAAAATAGATACCATCTATAGAAGATTTAAATTATCAGCGAGAGCTATTGTTCAAAAATTTGGCGATAAAGTATCAACAGATATTTTAACAATGGAAAAGAAAGACCCTTACCAAGAAATAGAAATTGTACACGCAGTTTATCCAAGAGCAGATTTTGATCCTAAGAAAAAAGATAAAAAGAATATGCCATTTGAATCAGTTTACATGGAATATAAAAATAAAAATGAATTATCGGTATCTGGATTTAAAGAGTTTCCTTTTGTAGTACCTAGATATTTAAAGGCTTCACATGAAATTTATGGAAGATCACCTGCAATGACAGCATTGCCAGATGTTAAAATGCTAAATGAAATGTCTAAGACAACTATTAAAGCTGCACAGAAACAAGTAGACCCACCTTTATTAGTTCCTGATGATGGATTTTTATTACCTGTAAGAACTGTACCAGGTGGATTAAATTTTTATAGATCAGGTACAAGAGATAGAATTGAACCTTTAAACATTGGTGCAAACAATCCTTTAGGATTAAACATGGAAGAGCCAAGACGAGATGCGATTAGAGCTGTGTTCTATGTTAATCAACTTATGATGCAAGATGGTCCTCAAATGACAGCGACAGAAGTTATCCAAAGAAACGAAGAGAAGATGAGATTGCTTGGACCAGTATTAGGAAGATTACAATCTGAATTATTAAAACCTTTAATTGATAGAGTATTTAATATTCTATTAAGAAACAATCAATTACCTCAAGCACCTGAATTTTTATCAGGTCAAGATGTGGAAATTGAATATGTTTCACCATTAGCTAAAGCACAGAAATCCACAGAACTTCAATCTATTATGAGAGCTATTGAAATACTTGGAAGCATGGCTAATGTAGCTCCTGTATTTGATTATATTAATTTTGATAATCTAGTTAAACATCTAGCAGAAATAGTTGGTGTTCCACAAAAATTATTAAAATCACAAAGTCAAGTAAACGCAGAAAGAGAACAAGCACAACAACAACAACAGGAGCAAATGCAGATGCAACAAGTACAACAGGTAGCGAAAGCAGGAGGAGATATAGCTCCACTAGCTAAAGCCTTACCTGAAGAAGCACGAGCTGTTGTAAATGCTGAAGAAGAATAATGGGTCAAGCAAAAGATAAAGAAAAACATTTTGAACAATATGTTCAAGATTTAAAAAAGAACTACCAATACATATTCGGAACAGACGAAGGCAAACAAGTTATGTCTGATTTAGAAAAGAGATGCCACCATCATACGACTACCAATGTTAAAGGAGATAGTCATGAGAGTGCATATATGGAAGGTCAACGTAGCATCCTTCTATTTATAAAAGCAATGCTACAAAACGAAAATGAAAAAGGAAAATAAAAATGTCAGAACAAACGCAGATAACGGAGCAACCTGCTTCGCCTGTAGAAACGACAACAACGCCTACAGAAACTAAGACAGAAAAACCAGTAGAAGCAACAATCACGCCTTCTACAGAACAACAACCACAACCGACTAAATCTTGGAAAGAAGCTATATCCGAAGAATTTAGAAACGATCCAAACATAGAAAAGTTTACAGAGATAGATGCACTTGCAAAGTCATATATTAATGCAACTAAAATGATTGGACAGGATAAGGTTGCTGTTCCTAATAAAAACTCAACAGACGATCAATGGAATGAAGTGTATGAAAAATTAGGTAGACCTGAGTCTCCTGATAAGTATGCTCTTAATATTAAATCAGATGTTGTGCCTATTGAAGATACTGCAGTTAAACAATTTGCAGAGAACGCACATAAGCTAGGTTTAAATAATAAACAAGCTCAAGGTGTTTTAGAGTTCTATAAAAATAGTATGGAAGGTCAAGCACAACAAGCTAAAATTGATACTGAAACTGCACAAGCTCAGTCTGAACAACAGTTAAGACAAGAGTGGGGTAGAGAGTTTGAATCTAATGTTAAGAAAGCTGGAGCATTAGCTAAAGCTAATATGAATCCAGAAATATTAGATATGCAACTTAAAGACGGTATGAGACTTGGAGATCATCCTGAAGTTATTAAAGGCTTTGCTAAGATAGCAGGTATGATGTCTGAAGATAAAATTGTTACTACAGAAAGCGAAAATGTAAACAGAACTTCAGATATTGAGTCAGAAATAGCTACAATTATTAATAATCGTGAAGGTCCTTATTGGAATAGACAACACCCTGAACATGATAAAATGGTACAGCAAGTTTATACTTTAAGAGAAATGTTAAATAGCAAATAGTTTTAACCCCTTGTGTTTTTTATTAAATTAATGTAAGGGGTTATTATTAGGACAATTCGTAAGAACCCTAATGACAACAGGAAAGACTGTGTTCTAACAGAACTAAAATGCAAGAGATGCCTGTCAATTTGACGGAGAACCTTTCTGTTTAACTTAACAATAACAATAAAATGGAGAGACAATTATGTCATCACAAATAACTACAGCTTTTGTACAGCAGTATTCTGCTAACGTACAAATGCTATCTCAACAA